TCTTCTGGCCTGGTGCCGTGCCATGTCTGGCAGATCCAGCCCAGGTCATACACCTGGGCGGTGCGCTGGGCGGTCAGTACGTCCGCCCGAAGCTGGTGATAGGCGCCCTGGATCTGTTGCAGGTTGTAGCTGGGCAGATCGAAGATTCGGCTTTCCATCCACATGGCGCCGTCCGGCGAATGGCACAGGGCGCGAACAGCCACTGACCAGTTGCGGGGGCGCTTCAGCAGCTGGTGGGCCAGGTCGTGGCCCATGTCTATCCAGCCGAACGGTGTTCGCTTCTCGGCGGTGGTGTACTGCTGGCCATCGCCCGGGCTGGCCAGGCCCTCCCATGTCCATAATCGGGACTGGGAGAACAGGCGCTGATCGCGGGCGATGGCGCTGTGTGCCTTGCGGCGGCTCTTACTCTTGCCCATTGTCTTCGTCCCCCTTCTTCAAGCTGCAGCCGCAGAACGGGCAGTAACTCATCAGCAATTTCACACTGTCCCTGGTCCTATTTTTCATCGGCTCACCGGACTTCTTGAGCTTCTGGTATTCGTAGGAGACAGGGATACCCACCTTCAGAGCCATGGAGTTATCCTCCATAACCAGGGCCTCGTTTTCCCATCTCGCCTTGAATGATTCCTGCTCCTTTTCTGGCAACTGGTTTCTGAGGTTTTCTGTAACCTTCTCCAGAATCACGCCAAAACATTTGCACTGGCTCATGACCGAAACTCCCCAATGGCGCTCAGCGCCTTGCGCCCTGCACGGAGCATGGCTTGGCGGTGTGATTTCTTGTCGATGCCGCGGGCGTTCATCAGCTGCAGCAGGCTCAGCACTTCTCGGACGGTTCCTGAAGGATCGCGATCAGCACTGTTGCTCAACGTGATTGCACAGTCGCTGGCGCTGGTGCCCAGAAGGGCGGTCATCTGCTGTTCGGTTCTGTCGATCAGGCCGCCAAGTGCTGCGCGGTTTGGATTCTGAATGCCGTCTTGGCGCAGCCCTTCTTCGAATTCCTGCCTGGTTGTCTGTTGCATGCTCATGACCGCCCCCTCCGGATCTCGTGGAATTCGCCCCACTGGTTGATCACTCGTATGATCTGGTCATCCGTCAGGTAACGTTCCAGCCAGCAGCCACCGCCCATGTGTTCGAGCAGGCCAAGGGCCGCTTCGGTGTGTTTGATATCGAGGTTGCCCATCACGTCGCGCATGTTGGCGGCGAAGTGGTTGTTCCACAGGGAAAGAAGTAATGCGCTGGCTGCGCGGCCGCCGCTGGTGTCGCCGCAGGCGATTTGCCAGAGTGCGGTGGCGCAGGCCTGGGGGTCTTTCCGCATGGCTGCGGCGTTGGCCCGTTCCTGCTCTTGCCGTGCAGTGAACTGGGCAATGAATTCTTCTCTGGTCAGCGTTTGCGTTTTCATCATTATTCTCCAGTTGGCCTTTCCGGCCTTATCGGGTTGTGGTCCAGGTTGGTCCGTTGCGGCAGATTTCCGCTGCCGCTTCCAGGGTGTCGGCTTCACCCCACCAGGTGGGGCGATCCCAGGCGCCGCCATCGAGGCAGTGCACCCAGAAGTTGACCTTGTCGTCTGATCGCATGGTTTCGATGTAGGGCCGGTACCACCAGAATTGGTGGCTTTCCGGCCGCTCTTCGTTTGCACAATATGAGAAGTTGTCGGGCAGCAACGGGTTAACCGCGTAGCCTTCAAAGACGAACCGGATCCGCTTCCTTGCAATGGCACCGCTTACGGTGAACCGGAGCGCTGCAGACATTTCCTGCTCCAGTCGTTCCAGGTCCTGCAACTCCATTTCGTCGGAGACATCTTCCAGAACGTCCAAACTGTCTATGATCTGTTTGACCAGGCGGGTGTTTTTGCCCATCGGCTTGCTCCTTTTATCCGTCATGGCGCGTTATCGGTAGTTCCGCGTCTTCACTTCCAACAGCTGCTGGCAATCCACACAGGTGGGGCAGCCGGGCATTGCTTCCCGCCGTTTGGCGGGTATTTCCTCGCCGCACTCTTCGCAGTACGGGTCGGTGCTGCTGGCCCTGGCCTGCTTCCGCTGGTTCTCCAGGGCCAGCTCCAGGGACTGTTCGATGTAGTCACCGGCGATATCGGCTTTATCCGCCATGACGCATTGCCTCCGTGGCATCTGGGTTCAGGTCCATGGACGGCACCAGGCGAACGGCGCCGGCTTTCACGCAGGCCTGGGCCTGCTCTGGCGAATCGAACACCACCACCATGGCCACGCGGTGGTGGCAGCGGCCGTGCTCTTCGTTGATCACTGTCAGCTCGCCAAGGTCGTGCACACGGCCGGTGGGTTGCTGGTCGGACTTGCTTGTCATAGGCGTTTCCTCTTTGGGCGGTAGCCGGTACCGGATCAGTTCCAGGCCCCGGTCGGTTATCAGGGTTTTGGTGTAGGGCGTTTTGCCGTTCGTTGGGTGGTCGTAGGTGCCGGTCTTCACCACGAAAATGCCTTTACCGCGGAACGGGCCGGCGGGCATGTTGTGTTTGTCCAGCATCTTCAGCCGGCGAAGTTCGCGGGCCAGTGTGTTTCTGCCGGTGTCCAGCAGGGCAGCGGCCTGATCAAAGGTGTGTTCCACGGTTTTTTCCACAGTGCTTTCCTCCCTCACAGCTCTTTCTCAAAGATCCAGCACCGCACGCTTTCACTGCCCAGGGTGTTGCCCTGGCTGCGAATGACGGAACGAACGGTGCGGCTGGATTCGATAAACTTGCGGCTGCGCGATGTTTTCAGGTGACGCTTCAGCTCGCTCATGGGCGGGATGCGCAGCTTCTCTTCTGCGCAGATGTGTTCGAAGTGCTTCAGGTTGACGGCAATCAGCTTGGCTTCGTCGCCGTAGTGGTTCAGGGTCGGGACGTTGCTCAGCCCTTCGATGTAATCGAACGCTTCCCAGAATTCCTGCACCATCGGGTGGTCTGCGTTCACAGAGCACTGGCGCTCCAGGGCCATTTCCTGAACCATTTCCCGCGCCGGTTCCAGGTAGGATTCCGGTAGCAGCTTCAGGCCTTCCGGCCCCAGGCAATCAATCAGCGACAGCAGCTGGCCGTGGTTCTTGGCGATCCGGTGGATTCGGATATCCGGCAGTTCGGCCAGGGCCTTTTCATACTGGGGCGCACGCTCGGTGACCAGGCGCATTACCTTTGACTCACCGGCGGTGGCCTGCAGAACGAAGCCGCTGACGCTTTCCATCGGCGTGCGCTCCAGCTTTTCGGCCAGGGCCTTGGTGGTTTCGTTGTGGCCATCGCGGGTGACGTTCAGGTGCACGATGCGCTGCAGCACGGCATCGCTGGCGTTAACCTGGGCGTTCTGGCTGATCACGATCGCGCCCCGGAAGGGCGGTTCGTAGGTGTCGTTGCCGCCGTTCTTCTGGCCACGGCTGCGCACGCTGCGGCCGTTGTAGGCGGTTTTCAGTTCGTCCCAGTCGAACTGCTTCTGCCGGGCCCCGGCTTCCTGGTCCCGGTCGGACTCTATGAGCACCACCGGCAGGTTGGAAACCTGGGCGAAGTTCCGGGCGCGGGCGGCCAGGGTGGCTTTGCTGGGGTCGAAGCCCTCGTAGTCCTGCCGGCCGACCAGCTTCCACAGGAATTCGATCAGCGTAGATTTACCGGAACCGGCTTCACCCACAATTTCAATGAACGGAAAGCTTTTGTGGGCCTTGCGGATCTGCTCAGCGAACAGGGTGCCCAGCCAGAAGGCCAGGGCAACGACACCTTTCGGCCCGAAGCAGTTGGCCAGGTCCTGTGCCCAGCCGCGCTGGTAGTCTGCGGAACTCTTGTTGATGTTCAGGGCCACCGATTCGGACAGCGTTTTCACGCTCATGCGGCCGATGTCGTAATAGTCTTCGTTGTTGAGCTCGTGAATCTGGCCCGCGTTCACGGCCAGTTCCGGGAATACCCAGGTTTCGTGCTCTTTGCTGTAGCCGATGAAGTCGATGGTTTCGACGGTTTTGATGCCGCTGATCTGCTGCTTCAGCAGGCGGTCCAGCTGCTGGCTGGAGCCGGTCCACACGGCACCGGGGGCAATGCCCAGCAGGCGCTTCTTGAATTCGCTGGCGCTGGCCAGCTGGCCGCCACTGAAGGTGTTCTTCACCGGCCGTCCGTCGTGCGGAAAATCCACCCGGTAGTAGTACCAGCTTTCGTCGGTGATCTTGTT